TAAACCTAGTACCAAAGTGCTAATACCAATAATACTTATCCTAAGTATTATTTGGCTCTACTACATACTTTGTATGTAGTCTAAGTATAGTATCAAGTAAGTATACTTGATACTATAAAAGATACAATACCTCTGGTATTGTATAGTCTATACAGTATATATATTATATATACTGTATAGTTGTATGGTACTGTATGTTACAGTACCAGAACATAAGTACCATAAGACTATAGGCTGATAGTACTACTACTATATAGTAGTAGTACTAGAAAAGGGGGTTATATGTAAAATCGAGGACCTCTGGTCCTACCCGGGGGTAGGCTCTATACGACTTTTTTATACGCTTATAGTAGGTATATACATACCTAGTCCCCCGTTGCTACCCAACTATATATATACAATGGAGTGCAGATAAATTTAGCACTTTTTAACTTTGATGTCCCATTTTTGTGTTTTGATGTGTTATTATATGTGAGGGGTTATTTTTTTTTATTCTTGTTTGGAGGGTTTGTTATGGTTGTGTTGCATGTTGTGGGTGAGGCTGGTGTTGATTTTGCTCATCATGTGATTGTTTTTGGTGCTGGTGTTGTTGTTGGTGTTTCTTTGGCGGCGGTTCGGGTTTTTTCGCGGGGTAAGTGATGTTTGGTTCTAATGTTCAGCCGAAGGTGAAGAAGAAGTTGGTTCCTCGTGAGCCTTGGTATTGTCATCATTGTGATTTGGAGAATGCTTCTTATTATTCTAAGTGTCCTAAGTGTGGTGCGCATAGGGAGCATTAGTGGGCGGTATGCCTGATTTTAATTTTAAGCAGGGGGCTAGTGCGGATAAGTCTTTTGTTGCTGGTATGATTGAGTGTTTTCCTGAGAAGTTTGGTTGGTTTTTTAGTGTTGGGTATTTGCCTCATTATTGGCAGACGTTGTTTCATGCTAATTCTAGGGATGATCGGCTTGTTCGGTTTCGTCATTTAGTTGCGGGGCGGCGTGGTGGTAAGACTTTGAGTGCTGCTTGGGAGGTTTTGTTTTATTGTTTGTTTCCTGAACAGTTTCATAGGGATCTTCATGGTAGGGATAGGGATGATCCTTTGTGGGTGTGGGCTTTGTCTGCGTCGTATAAGGTGGGGCGTCCTTCGTATTTGACGTTTCGTAAGGTGATTATTGATGCTGGGCTTAGTATTGGTAAGGATGTGAAGGAGAATCGTGGTGATTTGCGGTTCGAGTTTGCTAATGGGAGTCTTGTAGAGTTTAAGTCGGCGGAGGATCCGCAGTCTTTGCGTGGTGCTGGGCTTGATATTTTGTGGATGGATGAGGCTGCGTTCATTAAGAGTGAGGAGGCTTGGCTTGTTACGCGCCCGTCTTTGTCTGATAAGCAGGGTATGCTTATTACTACGACTACTCCTGATGGTAAGAACTGGTTTTATGATGAGTTCTGGTCGAAGGATGCTTTAAAGGATGAGAATAATGCGCGTGTTGAGTATCGTAGCATTGATAATCCTTATTTTGCTAAGGAGGAGTGGGAGTATGTGAAGCAGCGGTATCATCCTTTGTTGTTTAATCAGGAGTATTGTGCTGCTTTTGATAGCATGGCTGGTCGTGATTTGTCTGGTGACTGGTTGAAGTATTATGATTCGGATGATTTGAAGGATTCTGAGGGGAATTCTCTTAAACTTAGACGATATATGGGGGTGGATCCGGCTGTTAGTATGAGCGGGAAGGGCGACAGGTTCGTTATTAGCGTTGTGGGGGTTTCTGATTCTAATCAGGTGTTTTTGTTAGACCAGTTTGCATCGCGTATTCCGTTTGCTGAACAGTTGGAGAAGATCGAAGAGTATTATATTAATTGGAAGCCTGAGATTATCGGCATTGAGTCGAATGCATACCAGGCCGCGCTTGTTCAGCAGGCTGAACGACTACCTTCGATGCCTCCTATCGTCCCTATTTTTGCTAAGGGTAAGAAGTTTGAGCGGATTCTGGCTATGAGTCCTTTGTTCCGTATCGGTAAGGTGAAGATTAAGCGGGATCATAGGGATTTTATTGATGAGTGGATTAATTATGATTCTAGTTTGTCTAAGCCGAAGGATGACTGTTTGGATTCGGTGGAGATTGCGCTTCGTTGTGCGGGCGCTCTGCTTGGTGAGTATACTCCTGAGGTTTCTTCGGGGGGTGCTTTGCCGGATTGGATTCTTTCTGATCGTCCTGGTAATCGTAACACACAAGATTTTGTTGATGAAACTATGGGGAGTTATTGGTAGATGATTATTAAGCATGAGGGTGGCCGTATTTACGATGTTATTACGGGTGACCGTGTGGAATTAGGTGAGAATATTCTTGATACGGGTGTTCTTACTCGTTCGCATAATCCTATGAGGGCTATGCAGAGTCAGCGTACTTTATTTTTAAAGGAGAGTACAATTGTTTGGTTGGCAGAAAAGGCAGGATACACTCTTACTAAGCGTGATGCAAGAGATTCTAGCAACGCAGAAAACGTGGACGGAGAGGATGCTAGCCTTGGAGGAGGAGAGGCTCCGACTGGAAAGGCTGAGGCTGGAGGGAGCGAAGCCCCTAAGCGACGTACCCGTCGGAAGTCTGCGAGTTGATGAGGAAGAGCAGGATGCTAATTGGGCTTTAAAGAATAATCTTATTAGCCCTGAAGAGTATAAATCATTATTGTATGAGGCTGGGTTATCGCCTGACGATATTGAATTTGTTTAGGGGGTGGTATTGTGTCTGGGCGTACAAATGAGGCTTTATGGAAAAGAATTGTTTCTGAGGTTAAACGTGGAAGTAAGGGCGGTGATCCTGGAGAGTGGAGCGCTCGTAAGGCACAACTTGCTACTATGCGGTATAAGAAGGCTGGTGGTAAATATACTGGAACTAAAACTAAGGCGCAGAAAAGTTTAACTAAGTGGACAAAAGAAAAGTGGCGCACTAGTGATGGTAAACCATCTGATCGTCCTGGTGGTAAAACTCGTTATTTACCAGATGCGGCTTGGAAGAAACTATCCGCATCTGAGAAGGCTGCTACTAATGCTGCTAAACGTAAAGGAGATAAGGCGGGTAAACAATTTGTACCTAATACTAAGCCTGCTAAACAGGCTAGTAAAAACGCAAGGAGAGCATAAATTTTGGATGAGACTAATACACAATTTGTAGAAGACCTTCCGGCTGGGTACGCTTCTGCGTCTAGTCTCGTCAAGCGTGTCGATGAGTTGCAGCGTGGCCGGGAATTGATGGAGCGTTCTTGGAAGATTAACTTATCCTTCTATAAGGGTAAGCAGTACGTATTCTATAATAAGCGCACTCGTCGTATCGAATCTTTAGCGACTGAGGATGGGGATAAGCCGCGGTATAGGGTTCGTATTGTTGCTAATCAGATTGCTCCTAATAGCATGGGCTTGCTCGCCCGTCTTACGAAGAGCAAGCCTACGTTTTTTGCTACGCCTACTTCTTCGGGTTTTGAGAATGTTAAGGCTACTGAGGTGGCGGAGAACTTGTTGGAGTTTTGGTGGGATAAGTTTAGTTTGAGTGAGAAGCGCGAAGAGGCTATGCTGTGGAGTATTATTTGTGGTAATGGTTTTTGGAAGATTAGTTGGGATGATTCTATCGGGTCTAGTGTTAAGGTTATGCTTGATCCTGTGATGGGACAGCCTATTGTGGATCCTCTTATTGAGCGTTTGTTTGCGGATAATCTTCGTCAGGCTGGTGTGGATCCGGCAGAGTTTGAGCAGGAAGTCTTTGAGGGTGATATTAAGGTTGATGTGATTAGTCCTTTTAATGTGTTTCTTGATGATTCTGCTCAGGTGTTTGAGGATTGTAGGTATGCTATTTGTTCGCATGCTATGAGCGTGGATGAGGTGCATAAGCGTTTTGGTGTTAAGTTGAAGCCTAATGCTGTTAATCGTTATCCTGATGAGTCTTTGCCTGGGTTGTACTCGTTTAGGTCTGGTCAGGTTAAGGAGAATGTTCGAGAAGTTTTTTATGGGTATTTTCTTCCTACGCCTGAGCGTCCTGATGGTCGGTTTGTGGTGTTTACGAAGAGTCCTGATATTATTCTTTATGATGGTTCTTGGCCTTACCCGTTTCAGGAGTTGCCGCTGGTGAAGTTTCCTGGGTTGCGGATTCCGGGACAGTTGTGGGATACGAGTGTGGTTGAGCAGGCTGTTCCTTTGCAGAAGGAATTGAATCGTACGTTGTCGCAGATTGTTGAGTATAAGAATCTTACGTTGAAGCCGCAGATGCTGGCTCCGGTGGGTTCTTTGCGTCAGCGTATTACGGATGAGCCTGGTGCTATTTTTGAGTATAATCCTGTTGCTGGTAAGGTTCCTGAGTCTATTCCTTTGCCTGGTCTTCCTGGTTATGTGGTTCAGCATTTGCAGGATATGGGTCAGAGGTTGAAGGATGTTTTTGGTTTGACGGAGATTATGCAGGGTCAGGTGCCGCCTAATGTTGAGGCGGGCGTGGCTATTGATCTTCTTCAGGAGGCTGCTGTTGATCGTCTTGCTCCGCAGATTCTTATGATGGAGAAGTCGTTGGAGCGTGCTGGTAATCTTATGCTTGCGCTTGCGAAGCAGTATTATACTGAGCCTCGTATGATGATGCTTAATGGTGGTGCTG